ATACATTATTAACCAAAGGATTCTCTGCTTTTGATACACTTTTTTTATTTTGCAAACTTTGAAGAACCTTAGAAGCCTCTGCTAGTTTTTCTAGCTCTGCCTCTTCCATAGATTCTTGATCTTTAGTGGCAGCCAATTTTTCAGCTATACTTAACAACTCCACACTTAATGCAAGAGTTGCTGATTGTACCATTTCCATTTTCTTCAATATATAAAAGTGACCCTCAGGCCCAATTAAGTTGGACACCTTATCGCTCGCTAGTGCTATATTAATAGATTTATCAAAACTACTCATGGCGGCCTTAACAATATCCACTTCCCCTAATAACGATAAAATGTCATCAACATTTGGCGGTACCTTATTCATTTGATGTCTCCGTTTCTAATACTATAAGCTCAATATTATTCAGCTCACCAGACTCATTCATCTCTACTCTTACATCATATTGGTTGAGAAGTCGATCAAGGCGACCATTACTTTCCTCAAACATATAGTACAACATTCTATTAAAGTCTTCGTTATTTACATCCTTCAAAGACGAGTCATATACTGTGTTACATATAATCCATTGTTTAAAAAAACCGTCCTCTGTCAAGTCTTGATCAGATAGACCACTAGGTATTTGCGTTCTTAGGATCTTGGAAGTTTCTAATAGTTTACCTCTTAAAAACTCCATGCGCGTTGTTAATTGTTTGTCATCTACATTTAGAAGTTTTTCTTCTTTTGCCTCGGTCATAATAACCCTTTCTAAGATGAACGGGGCTATTCAAAAGCATTTGCATAATAGTGTTGGATAAAAACCTTTAGTGGGAGATCCAACTGCATGATACTTATTTGAATAGCCCCGCGTTTTTACGGTATCTCAATATCTTCATCCTCATCATCTGCCGGATAAAATCTCTTTACTTTTTCATCTAACTCATACATTGAAAAAATTGGCTGCTCTTGTAAGTTACCCCCTTCTATATCACCTTCCTCTAATAATTTACCTGCCAACAATGGTGCATGAAGAGGTACAAACGAGTTTGAACCAGTAGGATTAATTATCAGTGTATTAATAGGCGAAGGAGCTAGACTCTGTGTTAACAACCCAGGAGCTACTTTATTAACAACCTGCATATTATGTTGCATTATCTCCGTTATCTTTAAGATGGAGAACTGAACTATGACTAACTTTTTTCCAAAGTTCTTTGATAATGACCGTTTAATCTCTGCCTTATTAACATAAGTAGCAGCAATGGATTCAGAAGTAAATCCGACAATAACCTTTTCTCCACTAGATAGATCTACGGTATATAATGAGTTTCCATCAGTATTGCCAATAAACCACATATTCCACTTATTATTAATAAGTTGATTGATAATAATTTGCGCAGCTAGACGACCTACATTATTTTCAATGTGTTCATTCGACCATTTGCGCGAATCAATAAGCATATATATTCTCCCAAATAAATATCAAGTTACATCTCTTGTTGTAACTTTAGTATTTTTTCTTCACCCACCAGCGCGCCCCGATCCCACGATATGCTTCGCCCAAAAGTATCAGCATTTAATTTTACAATTAATACTTTTCCAGGAATCAAATCATCTCCACAATATTGTAGCTTATTGTGCCAGACTCTAAAACTACTTCCATCATCTGCTCTTACATTCGCATATGGCTTTCCCTTCTTAGTCTTTAACATTTCTACAGTTCGTATTGTCAACCATACATGATCATGGTTTTCAACCTCATCATCAAAGTCAGAAATATGAGGCAGTCCCATGTTCTTTACGATGCCGCACATTTCTTGCCATTTGGCTATGTTTTCTGTAACACGGAAACCTAAGTGCTCCAACTCCCTATTAATCACTTCTGTTTCAGTGAAATCATCTTCAACATTAATGTCAAAAGCCTCTAACACTTTATCAATGTACTTGCCACTCACTAAAGCCGGAAACTTAATATCCTCCTCTTCCCACAACTTTGCACATATCTTCTTTAAGTCTCGTTTAGGCATTTTAGATAAAGCATAATAAATCTCAGTTATTGACACTAAAGCTTTTCTATTAAGATTTTTTCCACAAAATTGTAATCCATCAAACATGCCTAAAGAAATAAGCATTTTTAGATCGTTTTCAGAAACCATCTTGAAATCAAAGTTATCCTTCATAAACTCTGTGTAATCTAACCACCCACTACCACTAGGAGAGTGTTTCTTTATTTTGTTCAATACAGATTTACCTAACCCTTTGACTCCCATCAATCCTACCATAAACTCATCTTGTGTAACTTTGAAGTCTAATGAAAAGTTATTTATATCTCCCAAGGTTACCTTTGGATTATCTAGCAAGTCTCTGGCCATAGAAAGACACAAGGCTATTTCATCGTGATCATCCGCGGAATGATTACATAGTACTTCAATAAACTCAGCCGGATATTTTGCCTTGAAATAACTTGTCCAATACGCCAAGATACTATAACTAATAACATGAGACTTATTGAATAGATAACCTGCATTGTCTATTAGTTTGCCTGCAACCTTTTTAGTTTCTTCCATCGACAAAATAAGTTTGTCAGGGTATCTATACAAGTGTTCTTCCAAATAGTCATTGCATTTCTTCTGATCTAATGACTCTGCTGTTTTACGAAGAATGTCACCCTCACCAAAGCTCAACCCTAACATACTGAACATTTGAATAAACTGCTCTTGGTAAATCATAATACCTTGAGTAGGTTCCAGTATCTCTTCAAACATAGGATGATGTTGATTGGTCGGATCTTCTTGACCATTCTTACGCCGAATAAAAGCGTCCAACGCACCCATCTTAATAACACCAGGCCGATAGATAGCATTCACAGCTGCAATGTCTTCTATAGTTTTTGGCTTCGCTTGCTGTAATACTCTTGTAATGTTTGATCCTGCAAACTGAAACACTCCAAATGTTTGACCTTCGCACAGCAATTGAAACGCCCTATCATAGTGACCTTGTTCTTCTTCTGATAAATCATCCCTATCTAATGGCATATTATATAGATCTGGAATATTCATTCCCACCTTATCCATTACATCTTTCAGTACAGATAGAGTAGAAATACCTAACATATCAATCTTAAGGAACTTCATCTTCGCCAGTTCATCTATCTGCCACTCTGTAACCAATACGTCATCCTTGGTCTTTCTGAGTGGCATCATGTCATACAATGGACTAGATGAGATAATAACACCACCTGCTGCAATGGTTTGGTTTCGTGCGTTTCCATTCAACACATCAATAGTTTCAACGAAATCGGCCTGATCATCAGCGCCCATATCTTGAACAAACTTTCTCACCTCTGGCTTTTCATTCATTATTTCACTAAACGATGCCATGTCCTTATTCAGAGAGATGTGCCCCGAAATGGTTTTGGCGACCTTGTTTGATTCTTGGAACGGTAGTTCTTTATCTTTTGCCAAATCACGAAACAAAGTATTAGCGGAGTAACGGGCATAAGCACACACAGAAGCAATGTTAGCATCACCCCATTTGCTCGCGACATACTCTTTAACTTTCTCTCTATCTTTGTCCGCAAAGTCGTTATCAATGTCAGGCTCCTTAATTCTGGTTGGGTTCATAAATCTCTCAAAGAAGAGATTATATTTTATAGGATTCAAATGAGTGATACCTAATAGCCAACACAATAACGCTCCACTAGCGCTACCTCTTCCAGGCGACATTAAGATCTCGTTATCATAAGCGTACTTACAAAAATCTTGAGTGATAAGAAAATAATCTATATACCCTTTATCATCTACAAGGTCTAACTCTTTCTTCAAGGCAGTTGTATATTCGGGAATATCTTCTTCTTTTATTTGTCCCGCCTCAAGCTTTTCGTTCATACCCTTCTTTAACTGATGAACAATATACTCTCTATTGTTCTTATACCCATCCGGCGTTTCAAACTTGGGTTCCTTCAAGGTTTCCATGTCAAGCTTAGCATTACATCTTGAGGCGATTTGTTTGGTGCTCTCTATTGCCTCTTCTAAGTATTCATCAGCAATCAGATCCCCATAACCATTATCATACCACAATGCACGCATCTCATCTTCACTAGCAAGATACAAACTATGAACACCAGCCTCATCAAACTTGCCGTCTGTATTCATTCTCCATAGAAAGTCATGCACCTTGTCATGTTGCTTCAACACCACATGAACATCGTTAGCCAATACACACTTTACATTTTCATACTTCTTACGAAACAACTCTACCAAAGCTACATTATAATCTTTCTGTATATCCAAGTCATGTGGATGCAACTCAATAAACAGATTATCTTCACCAAAGATTCCCAACATTCTGTCAAACCAAGCTGTCATTTTGTCAGTTTGTTTTGCTTGCAAATACCTCGCCATGTTGCTAATAACGCAAGTTGTTGTAGCAATAATGCCTTCAGAATGTTTTTCTAATAGGTCGAGATCTATTCTTGGCTTTCCGTAATACCCTTCGGTGTTCGCATAATAATTCAAACGAAACAGATTTCTCAACCCAATATCATTCTCTGCCAACAACAAAAGATGTGGCGACCGTAACCGTAACTTATTCTTTTCTCTTATCTCTGTTGCTGTCAGCCCTTCTTTTTCTTTCTCATCTAATCCTCGCTGATGCATATCTTCGACACAGTACATCTCATTGCCTAAAATAGGTTTTACACCAACCTTAGTCATCTCTGTATAAAACTCAAAGAGGCCGGCCATCGTACCGTGGTCTGTTATGGCTGCTGCCTCCATCCCAAGTTCTGCACATCTAGCCGCATAGTCTTTCGCTTTTCCAACACCATCCAACATTGAATAAGTTGTGTGCAAATGTAAATGCGTAAATGTTTCTACCTTCGACATTCTAACTCCTTTTGTCTATCATAATAAATTAAACAGATTTCGTAAACCACTCAGGTATAACGGCTGGTTTTTTCCACTTAGCGAAAGAAGCCTTGTCGCATATATAATACATACGATAAGCCTCTACAGTATTGTCTTGGTAGTAGTCGGGAGGCATACATTGAGGCGGTGGCATGAAAGCACGGGATGGTATATGCTTTGGTGATTTTTTTAGCACCTCTTTCAACTTGGTAATGCTAGTATGAACCTTACCATAACGACGCGTATACTCTGATCCTAAAGATATAAAATGAGAATAAAGCCATTGATAGTGTAAGTGACTTTCACGAACCCACCTGCAAGATGGGTGATTTTTGTGGGTTGCTTTATAGAGTAAATCATTATCTGACTTGTCAAGAATACGGTGGGCTGTGGAAAGCATTTGTGCTGATTCAAGAATCATCTTGACAACATGCTTGTCACACATTTGTTCTGCGGCAGTTTGAGGATGTTCATCTAAGTAAAATATGTTGATAACAAATCTCCTTTAAAATGTCTATACTATAATATAAGCAATTTTTCCATATATGTCAAGTACTATTTTCACTCAAAAGATTCACCTGTTCCACAATCATACAACAAATTTCCTGTACTCATGCAATATATCTTATTTGTCTCTTTACAAGGGCGAAATTTGCTGCTTTGCCCAAGAGTAAAATGCTTCTCCATCACCTCAATATTATGGCTAAAATCCTCACCAAGCTTTTTTAATGTGCCATAAAAGAAGGTTCCAGGCTTTTTAACTTCCGCTGGTGCGGGCCTAATCAAATTCGTCAAATCTGCCCCATCAACAGATTTTTGCTTCCTTCTATAGCGCTCATGCGTTTTTTGTGCCTCATCTTTTGCCTTCTCTTCTTCTTCTCTTTCCAAATACTTATCTAATCGGTCGCGTTCTGGCTGTAAATCTTTTTGATATTTTCCACTATCGACCGGTTTTCTATTTACTGTCTTAATGATATTACTTACTCTCGACAATTTTGAACCTCCCTTAAATGTCTATACTATAATATACGAAATTAATGACGGTTTGTCAAGGCCTTTTTTAAACTAATTCACAAGCCCCACCACTGCAGGCCAGTTCACCGGTCAAGTCCGTATTATCTGCTATTTCCACTATTTTAGAAACATCCACCGCTGAAAGCTTTTTCTCCATAACCTCATACTCATCTTCACTAATATCAGTAAACGGTGCTTGTGTATAAGTACCTCCATCATAAGGCAACACACTTAGTCCATTATAAAAAGTTTTATTCTTCCACATCCACTCTCCAACTTTTTCCCACTCTTCTTCTTTAATAGATACAGTGCATGAAACATTATGCGTATTGTTGCCTGCAATATGTCCAGGCTCAATCCATCTGTTATAGATATCCTTCACTCGTTCTAGTAACTCTACAGATGTTTCATGTCTAAGGATGCCGGTCCCAGGCGCTCTCTGCGGAATAGAAATGACTGCCTGACTTTCTGGTTTAAAGAAATCATCCTCTACTAGTTCTGGATGATTAATAGATAGGTAAGTATAGATGGCCTCGTTCTTCCCTACCCTAAGCCTACGAATATAATAATCATTATGCCAAGCATGAACTCCACTAGATGTCCCTAAGACACAAGATGTAGTTCCACTAGGTTTTACTGTAGTTACTCTTGCGGCTGTGTTTATACCTAACTCACCTGCATAGTACTTGTTGGTAGAGACAGCCTGTGCTGCAGCCTCTTCCAAGTCAAGCTTCTGAACTCGGCCGCTTCCAATACCTGTCATACCAATACCTAGAAGAGCATCCTTCTCTGTGGTTCGACGCCATATGTCACGCAAATAATGGAAATTAGTATATGACGCTTGTAGGGTTCCGATAAGAGATGCAGCAGAAACTCTATCATTAAGGTCTTGCTGTGTCTCTACATCACTAACATTTATTTCACATAGGTTACAAAACTGAAACGGCCTTAATGCAATTTCTGCACAAGGATTAGTGCCCCATTCAGAATCATTTGTAAAATAAACACCAGGCTCGCCGGCGCCACTTGCTCTTACTTTATCCCAAACATTAAAGAAATCTTTCTTCTTTACTCGGTGCCTCACAACTACGGCTGAATTATTAGCCCTTGCTCTTTGAGGTTCTGTTTCCCACCAACTACCGAACTTAGACTGGAGCATATTTTGATCGTCCAATGAGAACAAAGAAATAGTAGCGCTCCTACGAATACCGCCGGATAATACAGCATCAGCAATCCAACATACAATATCATGGACTTCCACCGTTGTAAGTTGCTCACCATGTTCCTTCCTATTAAAAATTCTTTTTATATTATGAACACAATCTGAAAGAGGCTCTGGTCCTGGAGCCTTGCCACCACTAGTGATTAGTAGAGCACCCTTCTTGCGAATGCTTCTAAAATCAAACTCAGGTTCTGGCTTACCAAGAAAGTAACACTTCATTAGTACCTTAATGCAGTCTGCCCAACCTTCTATACTATCTCCTACAAGATATCGGCGTTTCTTTGTAGGTTTATGAACAGGTGGCAGTTTTTCTACATGATGCTTTTGAACAGAATATCCTACGCCAGTTCCCCCTAATAACAAAAACATGACCTCGCTAAAAGCACGATAGTCATCAATGGGTAAATAAGCGCAATTATAAATACGAGTAGGGGTTTGAGATATAGCCGGTCCTGCAAACTGGAGTGACCTCATAGACGGTAAGACCTTTTTATCATATACTAGCTGATATGCCTTTTCTATATCTGATTGTAGTTTCGGAAAGTTTGCAAGATGCATGTTCTTATTTCGTGTTATAAGTTCTTCCCAAGTCTCTCTACGTTGTTGGTCGGGTAGATATCTGGCATATTTCATATGTACGGTAACTTCTGATAAAATTTCCTGGCTTAGGTCCATTAACTGTCTCCGTCTGTTGTTGTTTTTACATTCTTTGCACTCTGATAACCATCTCTAAAAAATCCTTTTCCAAAACTTATTCCTACTTGCTCTATTGTACGTATTGCTTCTTCGCCGCAGTTTGGACAGTAAACCTGTTCTTTTGGGTTATATTTTGTTATACTCATTCTCTTAGTTATTTTATGAGTGCACCCATTACAAATCCAAGTGTATTCTGGCATCAGATGCTTTTCTTGCCGTCTTTTTCTACACGATGTATGAACTCACTCTGACCATTGTCGTGAGCTAGAATGACTTCGTACTCCACCGCCTCATTAGTATAAACCTCTTCCTTTGACATCAATTCATTAGCGATGCGAATAACATCATCTCTTTTAGATTTATTTCTAGCGATAGAGTATACATTATAAACTTCGGTAGAGGCATTGCCCCACCTCTTTGTTTTTGTTATTGTGAATCTTTCCATTATTCTCCATCCTTATAACTTTTATATAGGTTACCAATCTTGCTACGATTATCTCCACCACCAGACAACAAGCTACTTATCTTATCAGAAGTAGAAAATCCTGCTGGTTGATCATCATTCAAATCAATAAAAGCACATTCTGGTTTCATATCAATATTATAATTTACATTTGCTTCGCCCATGCGATTCTTACCAACATGAAACTTACGTTGTGAAAATGTGCCAAAGAAATCAACCACATGAGCCTTATTGATTGCCTCGCCCACTTTATCAATAGTAATGACTTCATCATTAAAACCATCACGATTGCTTTGAGTAGCTGTCCAAATGGGCAACTTCATCTCCATTGATAAGGCCCGTAGATCTTCAAACACACTTTCCAACTCAAACCTCTTCTGCTCATAACCGCGGCGACTCTTCATCAAATCGCCATAATCAATAATAACAAGATCAGGCTCAAATCCATTTGACAACAATCTACCAATATGAAATTTAATTGTATTGATTGTAGCTACCTTCGGTGGATATTCCTTGATCATCAGTTGACCACCCGTGAATCTAGCCAACTCATTCTCTGCCTCTACCATGCGACTACGTAGTTCTTTTGTGGGAATGCCTGTAATACGACTATCATAACGATTACCTACATGAGTTTCACTCAGCTCCATAGAATAATGAATAACATTCTTACCTGCAGCTAACGCACCATATCCAAGATTGACAAGAAAGAATGACTTACCACCACCAGTAGGCGCCATCACAACACCTAACTCGCCATGAGCCAATCCACCATCTAAAATGTTTTCACTATCTAAGAGAGGGAAGCCAGTAGGTACTGTTTTTCTTGTGTGCACTTTACGCCTTGAATCAAAACTTTGAAAAAAGTCTTGCCCCAAATCTTGTTCTGTATTAATCTTCAAACTATTCTCAATGACAGATTGAATCTCTTCGTACTTGCCTTCCTTCAACAAATCAACAGAAGTAAGAATTGCCTGCTTCATAGACTGGTTTTTGCAAAACTCCAATGACTTATCTTTGGCGTATTCTATTTCCTGTCTATTTACTTTGGTTTCTATGTCCAGTAAAACTTCAATGGTATCTTCTTTAAGTTGGTTGTCGGGTAGTGATGAGATTTCCACCTTCAATGTTTCATAGGTAGGTGGAGTATTATACTTATTAAATAATTTTCTTACCTCTGTCCAAACTGTCTTGTGAGCATCTCCAGTAAAATAGTCATCCTTTAATGTTTCAAATGATTTCTCAAAAAACTCTCTATCAGTTAGAAGTCCTTGAATTACATTATTTTGAAATCCTACTCCAAAAGACTCAAAAGAATCAGTGTTTGTTGCCAATTTTATTCTCCTTTATAAAACAGGGTTATTATTCAAGATTGAAAAATTAGCCAACCAACCATCTATGTTAGTTGGGCTAATGTCTTCGTTCAACAGGTTAATACGAAACTTGTAAGAATTAAACTTTGGTGTATCAGAAATGTAAGAATTTTGTAAGCTATCAATAGCAGTGAGTGAAATCTCCAATTCTAACAACTGAACTATTTTATAATTGAGGCGAATGAGATCTTCATTATCTAAGTACTTTTGATACTTTTTTTCTTTGCGAGTTAGCAACCACTTAAACAAATCATCAATATCAAAGTTCTCTTTAGCCCAGAGTAGGTGTATTTCCTTTCTTGCCGTCTTTTCTCCAACCCCTCTTACACCAGTGATGTTATCGCTCTTATCGCCAACAATGGCTTTTAATAAAGCATAATTGTAGGGATGGATATTTTCTTTTTGGTACATCCAATCTAAATCAATTAACTCACCTTGGGGATTTTCTTTTGTTTTTACAGGACGAAATACTGAAATGTTTTCATCTATCAGTTGAAGGTAATCTTTATCTGTAGTAATGATAATACTTTTTTCTTTGATAACCTTTCGGGCCAAGTAGGCAATGGCATCATCTGCCTCAAGATACTTTACAGCTACTTGCTTCATAGGTAACTGATCCATCGCGTTTCTCAGTAACTCTAGTTGTCTGGCAAACGCCTCTTTCTCATCGCCGTCAGAGGTCTCAAACCCCCTTTTCATAGAAGTAAACTTACGGCCTTCTTTGTACTCCCGTAGCTTCTTGCGGCGTCTCTCACCACTGTTTAGACCCTCCCACGCGATGATACATTCACTGGGCTGAAACCTCTTAATGTAACTCTGTAAAGCATTGAGAGAACCGTAGACACCGCCTACATGCAGACCATCATCATTAGTAAGTGGTAACGATGAAAAACTGCGGCAGAATAGATTTAGTAGGTCGATGAATAAAACTGGCTTGTCGGTCATTTATAACTCCTAAAGGTAAGTAACATTATAACCATCTGTTGTTGTATAAAAACATTTGCGAACGCCTACATCCTTCATAATGGATAGACAGCTACGGCATGGATGAGCCGGCTTAAGCCAGCCATTACGGTCTTCCCGATAAACATAAAAAGTAGATCCGGCAATTTGATGCCGGTGTCGGATAACATTTACACGGAGTAGTGTATTCAATTCCGCATGTAGTGAAACAGCAAAAAAATCGTAATGTTTTCTAATCAAAGGGTGTGACTTCTCTACATTACATGCTGAAAAATATTTGCCATTTTTCAATATAAGAACCGCTCCAAAGCGAGTCTGGTGCAAACTATTTAGGCATTGTTCTTTAGCTAGTCTAAACCATCTATTTTCTGTGAGACTATTCTTAATTTGTTCGTTATCTTCTACCGTCAAAATAACCTACTTTACCCATTGAGAGAAAAATAGACAGGGTTTTTGGATTCCCTATCTATTTTTTTCTCTTTGGGGTAACATAAATATGGCTGAAAATTTTTAGAAAAATACACTATCAATCAAAAAAATTTAGATTCAATCTCGGAAGATTTTTTTTATGATTTGGCCGAAGACACCTAAAAGAATCCATATTGCTGTTACTTGCCACCATGTAAGAATAGGTACTCCAAAAGGAACAATACCAATATTCCATAAATAAGCCAATGGCCAAGTAATAACAAAGGTAACACCAACTATTACTGCTAGAAAAAATCCCACTATAATAATGGCAGCAACAGCGCCAATAACAAAGTGTCGTTTATTAAAGGATTCTTTAATCTTATCGGTTATCTCTTCAGCCGGAGGATTATTAAAAGCTACCATTATGTTTCTTCACCTTCCGATATTTTCTCAAGAACCATTTCTTCTTCTCGCTTATCTGGATCTTGTTCTATGACTAACACTTCTCTAACTTTTTGTTGACAGTACTTATGAGCTTCCTTATTTGCAGGATCACGAACCCAATCTACAAACTTACGATTCTGAAACTCATATAGTTCGCCAGTATCTTTATTGGTAATAGATGATTTTTGTGCAGAAATCTTTGTTGCTACGTCAAATTGTAACAACACATCAAGCCAGCTCTCTTCATCAATCAACCCCCGATTGAAGTACATCTTCAATTTGGCTTCGCGCTTAGGTGGGCCCATCCTATTTTTTTGGACCATAGGCTTGATGCCTACTCCCAAAGTATCCTTACCCGCCTTTACAAAACCATCTCTATAAAGTCGCAATCTTACCGATGCAAAAAATGGAATGGCTTTGCCGCCAGGAGCAACCAAGTCGTCCCCAAAAACTACACCAATCTTCTGTCTCATCTGATTCAAGAACACTAAGGCTACTCGCTCTTTTCCAATAAACCTAATAGTTTTACGTAGGCCTTGACCTATCATTCTTGCGTGCATACCAACAGTAGATTCGCCATAATCCTTCTGCATTTCTGCGTCAGTTGAACTACCTGCTACACTATCCCAAACAACACAACACAACTTATCTTTTCTGTTTTCTTTTATCTTCCTTATCACATTTTCAATAGCAGAAAATACTTTTTCTACAGAGTCTACTTGTATATAGATTAGCTGCCCTTCGGGGTACAGTTTCATGCCTAATAGCTGCAAGAAATCCTCGTTCACTGCATTCTCTGTATCAATCAATACTGGAATACCGCCGCGGTCTTGACAATCTTTTAGAATCATATAAGACAATAGTGATTTTCCAGTAGCCTCTTCACCTACTATTTCAGTAAGTTTTCCAACTGGAACGCCACCACCATCGGCGTTATTAGAAATAATAGTATCTAGTACTGTAGAGCCGGTAGAGATCCATTCCTTAACATCATTAGAGGTATCATTCTTACCTAGAATGAAAGCTACATCTCCTAGTTGTTTATTTAGGCTATCTACCAATATGTCAGTGAGAATAGAATCCCCCTCGCTAGAGGGGGATTCATCTGTTGCTATTTTCTTTCTTGCCATTTAGCTAAGTAACTTATCAAAGGCATCATCAATCTTGGTATTAGTAGTGTCCTCTTCTGCTGATACCTTTTCTTTATCGGAGTTTTCTCCAAAGTTAAGTAAAGTACCAGAAGAAGAATCAGAATCATTAGCGTTAGGGTTAAGATGCTTCTCCAACGCCGTCTTCATCTCGTCTACTGGACTATAATCAAAAAGCTGATTGAGAGGCTGAATGGTATCAATTACTTCTTTTACCTTGTTCTTGGGAGCCAAAGGAGTTCCCTTCAATGCAGTGGTAATAGAAGTTGGCATCAACCAGTTGTTAAATCCAGGAGCCACTGTAACCATCAAGTCCAAACCCTCAGAGGTGTCTGTAATATCGACATTCTGACGAAGACCACTACGTACATGATTAAGAATTTCCTTATAGGTAGTTCGTGGCGAAATACTCCACCAACGCAAGCCCTTGTCTTCTTCACCGCGGACCATAACAGGCAGGTATACGCGAAGAGTAGGAGCCATTGTCTTAAACATCTCCTTATAAGTCTCATCCTTCGTCTTCGTGAACTCATTCCAACAAGTGGTTGCGAAATCACAAATAGGATCGGGCTCATTTTTCATCTTATTTGGACACAAGAATGTGCGTCCGCCGATGCGAAAATGAAACCAAAGCTCTTGGAACGGCATATCCAAGTCTTCCTTATATGGAGCAATCCTAATCTGATGTTCTCCTTCATCAAGTTTAACAATGTGATCTTGATTCTGAGTGCTGCCACCCTTGTTATCTAAACGATCAAGTGCTGAATTGATCTTATCTAACGATATTGCCATTGGTACTATCTCCTTATGAGATTTGAGTGTGTTACATTATAATACATTTATCGCCTAACATAAACCTAATAGTTCATCTTTTTCTAAATCATTTTCACTCCTATTTTTCGTGTATCTCAACTTCTTACTATATAATATAAGCAATATTAATGGTAATGTCAAGAGAAAAATTAAGGTTTTTTTCATATTTTTCATCTTTCTTACTTTAAATTTTCTTATACTATAATATACACAATTGTGGGGGGTTTGTCAAGGCTTATTTTGATTTATTTTTAGAAATATAGATCAGACCAAATTTGCATTGTATGAGGATAAATGCTACTCATTTGCTTTTTTAGCACTTTTGCGTACTCTCGTATCTCCCACTGAGCGTGTGGTTCATCACGAAGCTCAATAAAGTTAACTATGGCTTGAAACGATGCAGTCCAAAAAACTTCCGTATACTGCGATAGAGGTAGCATAATACGGGCTTGTTCCTTTGCTACTCCTAACTCTAAGAGTTTTTCGTAGTAGTGTTTTCCGACCTGTATCGCCTTGGCGTAACATTGCTGGGCTTCTTCTTGTTCTTTAACCGATCCAACACTCGCCTGTTTACTGTCTTCTGATTGTTGCCGCCAGTTTTCGGGAATATAATACTCCTCAACTGGGACATAACGTCCGCTAATTTCATTCCAAGCATGATCCTTTGTTGAATATGATGATGTTGTTTCTGCGCCAACTACATGTTTATACCATTGGCGCATCACAAATTCAGGAGCTTTGATATGGAACTGAACCATAAGATGGCGAAACGGAGAGTAATGTTTATTCTTCGCCAAATAACGAACTAGACGCTCGTCACTCTTATCATACTTATCTTTTCTTTTGCCGAAACTTACGCGTGCTGAGTTTGCTACTGTTAAGTCATTTCCTAGATGATCTACTACTTCTATGAAACCTTTATCCAAAACTTTTTCAGTTATCATTCTTCACCATTTTTATGTTAACTTGAGTTTGCTCCAAAAACTTTAGGCCATCAATCAACCTGTACTTTTCTATATAGAAAAAATCTTTTATGCCTGATGCCACAATTAACTTAGCACAGGATATACAGGGTGATTGGGTACAGTAGATAGTGCAACCTGCAGTAGATATACCATTTCTTGCAGCATATCCAATAGCATTTGCTTCAGCATGTATTCCAAGAAAACAGGAGCCATTACTATCTTTTCCACAAATTGCTTCACTATGGTCTGAACAATTGATATGCCTAGCTGGAGATCCGTTGATACCGAAAGATATTATTCTATTATCTTTAACTAGCAGGGCGGCCTGTTGGGCCTTTAGGCAGGAACTTCTTTTCGCGAATAAGAGAGTTGTCTCAATAAACAACTCATTCCAAGTTGGTCTAGTCATTTCCCCTTGCAATGTTTATTTCTTCTTCGTACTCATCCCAGGATTCGGGATCTTGATGGTCAAATTCTTGTAACCTCTTCTTGTTACTTTTTCTGTCATTACGCCTTTGGTTCTTTTTGGTTCCACGGTTTGGGTTAACAATTTCGTTTGGCTCACGACGCCGCGTTGTTCGTGCCATTTCATGCCTTTCTTAAAATTTAGTCATGCCTAAAATTTGATTAATCGGTGCAAAAACTCCTGTAAGTTTATATGTGTTTCCTTTATAATCAAAAACAATCCCCTCACTGGGAACAATTTTGTTAAAACCACCAGCTCGTTTAATCCTCATCAACTGCTTTTTGAGCTGAGTTAACTTCTGGAAATCACCCCCTTTTCGTAAAGTAGATACTGTTTGTGTAAGTTCCTTCTTTATATCTCTAACACCTTTATCAGGCGATACAGCTATAAAATTTTGTGCGTTTTGAAGTACATCAGCTCCCAGTGAGAGGAAAACGTCTTCAAATGGTCGAACATTCTTATCAAACAAAGCTTGCGAATCAACTTTATCAAGTTTTCTCGCAAACTCATAAACCTTATCATCTTTGATATTCTTCTTACTCAAAGCAAATGACTTATTACCTTCAGCAAATCTTTTTACTAGAGCCACTTTTAATTCCCTACTCAACTTAACCTTATTCTTTTTGGCCTCTTTTTCAACCATGTTAAGCCAGAATTTCCTATGATATTGTAATAAACTATCCTTATTGCTTAAACCATATCTTCTTTGTAGGTCACTTATTTTCTTGACATAAGAAGCCTGCTTTTTAGAAAAGTCTTGACTCTTTGGTAACTCTACAGCTACTGGGCCTATAATATCAAAAGTGTTCTGTTTGTTTTGGTTGATCTGCTTAATCATTCCTGCTAATTCTTTTCCTTCTTTTGCTGATGTACTTATTTTTGATCCATCTGCATTAAAAGTATTTATACCATGAAACTGAAGTAAATCGGTGTTGTATGGTATCACATTTCTCGTTGGTTGATAAATGATCTCAAGGTTAATCCAATTTCTACCATTATCAAATATACGGCTTTTTTGTTTCTCTGTCAAGCCATTAATTGATTTATTTAAATCTTCCATCGCAGAGACAAAGGCTTTTTCTAACTCACCTCTACCTGCGAACATTTTCTTTATAGCCGCCATGGTCAAACCATTAGCCCCAAAGTTTTTACTTTGTGTTTTATTTCGTGCGGCAACTACTTCACCATTGTGGTAAGTGATGTTAAGATTTTGACCGTCTGTTTTTTCAGAGATCTTGGTTACATCCATGCCACCAGAGAGAAGGGATGTTATCATCTTTTTAATTTCAGCAAATGTCATCCCAATATTTTCCCACGGATGACTCATATGCCCACTAGCTCCACCCTCAACTAACATACTTTCAGTGAGTTTATCAATCATAAGTTTATATATAGCGGGGTTAGTAAGTCCTGTTATACCCTTAAAAGCCTTCTTCTTCTCGGTACTGCTCTTTTTCTTATCGCCCAATGTTTGTCGAATGGTTGTGCCGCTCATCTCTTTGCCACCTACTTTGAGAGCAACATGGGGTAGAATATAAATGTATCCATGTTCTTTATACGCGTCCATTTTTTTACCATCTTTATACTTGTCAAAGTATTTGCCAGCAGTCAATCTGTTTCCATCTTTTTCGCCAACTGCAAAAACAACAGCAGTATTGTCTGGAAGCTTTGATGTTATTTCGGTAGCTTGATATGGGTTTTTAACTTTGATAATACGGTTGGATGGTACACCATAAGCACTTATTATTTTTTTCTTCTCAGCAAAAGTAAATGGTGATTTAGGGCCAGTAGCATTCGATGTGGCAATATAGACATTCTTCGCACCAAACTTAGATACAAGATTTTTATAAGCTGCGTAATGGTGACTACCCATTGGTTGAAATCGGCCGGGATAAATAGCCACAACTCCTTGCTTGATTGCTTCTTGTAATAACATATTTTCTCTCTCTAATAAAAGTATTCTTTATAAATATTCTTCTAAAACAGAAAGGAACTCTTGTGCCCTATTTAGTGTTTGTCCAGACTTCAACATAAGATTATAAGCGTTTCGCGCTATCTTCTCAGCTTCTTGTGGATGACTTATATAGTAGTCAGCCTTATCCAGTAACTCATCATTATTATCATAAATGACAACATGCTTATTGTCTATGTACGGAGTGCTCCACACAAAAGGATCAATGGGTTGATAAAATATCAAACAGCCAGCTGCTAATGATTCCCAAAATCTGCCCGTCTGCCTACACTCACCTGCCCCATACGCAGCTACACTTATTTTAGATCTCCACAGATTTGTAAAATACCCTACATTGTGCCGGCCTTCTGTATCTATTTTTTGTTTCTTAGGATCTTCATGGTAGGGCCCAATAAAAAAGCGATCTGATGGTTCACCATATTTCTTCTTAAGGTCTTCCATTATATCTACACGCCATGGACACTCACCAATACCCATCATACATACCAAATCAAGGTCTTTATTTCTCCACATATTTAAGTGCGACCGATTTCGACCATGAGAAAAAAACCTATCCTCAACAGCGAACTCAAATGGTACTACATTATCATAGTGCTTTAGTTGGGTTGGATCTAGTTCTCTCTTAAGATATAGTTTATATTTGCTAGGGTCGCTTACATACGGCCTATGATCTGACCCATCTAAGAAAACATCCACCTCTATCTCATTCAACAATGGCCCTATGATTTGGTTATACTTACCCTCTAGAGCGGAGTGAGCTAACACCACAATGTCTGATGCCTTGGCCAGTTGTAGTTGTGATTTTAATTGACTAGCAACATTAGTGGCATAGTTTTGAAATGAGTTAGAAAACACTTTTACATTATCAATTTTACCAAGACCTTCAATCAGAGCTGCAGTTGAATAACAATAATGATGAGGATTGATAATAAAAATATTCGTTCTTTTATTCATTCTTAACCTTTAACAGCAATAAGTCTCGTACACAATGTATCATTAGGATTCTTGTAAGGCTTAAAGGTAGATTCCTTAATCTTAAAATCACAGGTGACTAGTCCTTGGTCGTAATATAAGTTGTCATCTTTTTTAAAATAGTTATACCAGTCTTCAGCTAGCCATGATACATGAGTAGGGTCGCGGTTATATGCCCAAGGTGAAAAAGGAGTTTCCAAATACAGCTCGGCATTATTTTTCATAATGCGCCATACTTCATTCATAACATGAGTAAGTGGCAATAATCTTTTCTCATTTTCCCACACGCACTTAGGAACATGCTCTATGAAGTCAATACCTTGAACAAAGTCAGCGTAATCAGCAGGTAGGGGGATATCATCAAATCCAAGATTACAAACCTTATCAACACAAGGCCCATCAACTAGATCAACACCAACACTCTTATATCCCTTCATTTCTCTTTTGTTATTACCGCATCCGATCTCAACATGAACTAAATCATTATCTATAGTTCCTAGTCCTTTATAATTCATTTTCTATTTTTCTTGCGACTAAGTTTAGATGCCTTCTTCTTGTTTTTATTTTTCTTACGCCAAGCTGGACTAAACTTTTGTATAAAACGACCTTGGACTTCTTTAGCGTGGTCTTCTTCTTCTTGTAAAGCAAGTCGCTCGGCTGCGCTCATGTTGCGTGTTTTTTCATCAGCATCAGCCTTATCAAACTTTTCCATCATCGCTTTTTCTAGATCAAGTATTTTGTTCATGTTATTATCTTTGAGTTAGCTTTCTTAAATATTTCATCAAAAACTTCTTGAGGTAATTGGAGAGTCCTACAATTTGGACATATGTATATCATCATACCGCCCATATTCAAAGGAAGTACCTTACTCTTGTCCAAATTCATCTCATCCATTCGTTCTGTAATAATATGTTTGCACGCATGGCACTTCCACAATTCTTCATCGCCTGCGCCAGATTTTTCTAATGGAAACTCTTTTATCTTACTTTCGTCCGACACTGGTTGCCTCCTTATCTTGTGGATTTAGATGCTTAATCTCTTCATCTAACAATATCGTATAAATCTTTTTTAGAGTCTCGGTTTTTACTTTATCAGAAACAGTGATAAGTATCTCTCCGCCGTCCTCGTTATGTAAAACTTGTTTCAATATTCTTTCGCTCATTATTCTATCACCAAGGATTCCACTATACCATGTAAAATAATTTCACTGGTTAGTTCTATAACTCCATAATTGAAGCTGTCTATGTGAATGTAACTATGATCATAACTATGAGTAGGGAAGGGTTCTAACCCTTTCATTCCAAAGATAGAAAAGGTAAGTGCTAGAGAGTCAGAGGCGTG